ACCAGGTTTAGGCTTCTATGGTTTTGGTTTAATCCATATGATTGGCGGATTATCACGAACAGCTACGCAAGCATTAAGACAATTGCTAGATGCAGGTACACTTTCTAACTTACCTGCAGGTTTCAAGAGCCGTGGAATTAGAATCAGAGACGATGATCAGCCATTTCAGCCAGGTGAGTTCAGAGATGTGGACGCTCCAGGTGGAAATATCAGAGATCAGTTCCAAATTTTACCATTTAAGGAGCCATCAGGGACATTATTTCAATTATTAGGCTTCGTTGTTGGTGCAGGTCAAAGATTTGCAGCCATAACTGATATGAGTATCGGTTCAGATGAGCAAAATAGAGCTGTTGGAACGACAATGGCACTATTAGAGCGTGGATCTAGAGTAATGTCAGCGATTCATAAGAGATGTTACTACGCAATGAGGAAAGAATTTAAGTTATTAGCAGATGTATTCAAGATATATCTACCACCTATCTACCCATACTCAGTTTATGGCGCTGAAGCAGCAGTGAAGGTGCAAGATTTTGACGATAATGTGGATGTCATACCTGTTGCTGACCCAAATATATTTTCAATGGCACAAAGAGTTACAATGGCTAACGAAAGTTTAAAAATAGCAATGTCAAATCCTGCTGTTCACAATATTAAGGAAGCATATCGTAGAGTTTACGAAGCATTAGGTACAAAAGACATTAATCAACTTTTAATTCCTGATGAAAGACCTGTACCTAAGGATCCTGCTACTGAAAACACAGATGCATTAAGAATGAAACCATTATTTGCGTTCCCACAACAAGATCATAACGCACATATCAATGCACATAGAGCATTTATGGCTACGAGAATGGTTCAAATTAATCCTCAGGTTTATGCAGCGTTACAAGCACATATTTCAGAACACGTGAGTTTAAAAGCACAAGGTGAGATTGGTGCATTAATATCAACAGATCCAAATTTACAATCAATGATGCAAACAGATCCTCAAGGAGCACAAATTCAAATTGATGCTATGATTGCAAACAGAGTATCAGTGTTAACTCAAGAACTAGCCCAAGCTGAGAGAGCAACAAATCAAGATCCTTTAGTTGCGTTGAAACAAAGAGAACTAGATTTGAAAGCAATGGATCTACAAAGAAAAGCAACAGAGGGTATGATGAACTTTGATCTGAAAGAAAATCAAATTGAAGAAAAATTAGATATAGAAAAAATGAAATTAGAGAATGCTGAAGAACAGCATCAAGAAAGAATAAACATAGCAAAAGAAAAAATAAAAGTACAAAAGGGAAAAAATGCCGCTAACAAAAAAAGGTAAAAAAATAAAAAGAGCATTTGATAGACAGTATGGAAAAGATGCTGATAAAGTTTTCTATGCTTCTATAAATAAAGGTACTTTAAAAGGTGTTGAGAAAGCGGCTAAAGGTGGAATGCAAGATGATTATTCTACTCAAGATTTAGAAGAACAAGCAGCAATTGATGCAGGAGAACCAACTGCACAATTCTCTCCACAAGAAAGAGATGATCAAGGTTATGGATCAGGTCAAACTACAACATATGGCACTAAACCTGATAAACCAAGTTTAAAACAAAAAGCAGTAAAAACAGGTCAAAATTTAGCCGGACAATATCTAACTAATAAAGTTTTTGGTGTGCCAGGTATTATGTATGATTTTGCTGTAAAACCAATAGCGAAAAAAATTGCTGAGATAAATCAAAAAAGAGAAAGACAAGTAGCAACAAAAACTTTAAAAACTCCAACTATAAAACCACCTACAGTAGATAACGATGGTGGAGATAATCAACCAATTTTAAAAAAGAAACCTATCATTAAAACGGCACAACTTCCTAAACCTGTATTTCAAGCAAATACTTTTTTTCCTTTCCGTGCTTTTAAATCAGGAGGTGGGGCAAAATCAGGCCCTCCTCCAAAAAGCGGGCCTAATCCACAAGTGCCACCTGTAAAAATGAGAAATGGTAAAATGACAAAGACCTATAAATTCTCTTGTCCATCGAGACCTGATGGTATAAGAGGTATGGGTAAAGCATTGAGAGGACATAAATTTACAGGAGTTAAATGAGTTTGAGACAAAAATTAATTGAAGCATTAAATAAAAAATACGATGCTGATATTGCTCAAGCTGAATCTACAGTTCAAATATATTTAGATAATCCCGTCGGTATTGGAGAACATCCTCAACATTTAGAAGAGATAGATAAACTTTTACAAAAATCTGTTGACGCTCAAGAAAAAAAAGAGATACTAAAAAAATATGAGTAAAGATCCTAAAGTCGGAACAGGCAAAAAACCAAAAGGTTCTGATAGAAGATTATACACAGACGAAAATCCTAAAGACACAGTAAGTATAAAATTTGCAACACCAAGTGATGCAAGGGCTACAGTAAATAAAGTTAAAAATATTTCAAAACCCTTTGCTAGAAAAATACAGATATTGACTGTAGGTGAACAAAGAGCAAAGGTAATGAAAAAATTTGAAGTTGCGAATATCTTTAAAAAGGGTAAAGATGCAATAAGAAAAAAGGAGAAAAAAAATGGCGTGGTTTAGTTTAGCAAAAATTGCAATGCAAGCAGGTGCTAAAATTTATTCTAATAGACAAAAAACAAAAATGGCTATGTCAGATGCACAATTAATGCACGCAGAGCGTATGGCTCGGGGTGAGGAAGCTTACCAAGGTAAACTTCTTGAAGCTAGGCAATCGGACTGGAAAGACGAATTCGTTTTGCTTATATTATCGGCTCCCATAGCTGTGCTTGCTTGGGCGGTGGTATCAGATGATCCTGATGCGATGGCTAAAGTAAAATTGTTTTTTGATTATTTCTCGACACTTCCAAGTTGGTTTACAAACCTGTGGATTTTGGTAGTCGCGAGTATTTTTGGAATAAAGGGTACACAAATCTTCCGTAACGGCAAAAAATGATCGAAGGTGATTCGCTTGATTACAGTCTGCTCAATGATTGGGCTGACTTTGATTGCAATGGTTATTACACTTGTGAGATTGGAGTCAGAAGAGGTTTAGGTTCCAAGATAATTATGGATCAAGTTAAAAATAATTATTTTCATATTGGTGTTGATCCTTATGGTGATAGAGTTTATCAACATACGGATAACGATGCTAATTCTAAATGGAATGGTAAACCTACACCTCCCACATATCCTGATTCAATGAGAGATCAATTAATAAAAGATTTTCATTGGTACATTAAACAAGGTAAATTTCATTTAGCAAATATGACCGATACAGATTTTATGGGATCAAATGAATATAAAGATAAAAGGTTTGCTTTAGTGCATTTTGATGGCCCACATACAACAAAAGATGTAATCAATGAATCTATTTGGTTTGCTAATAGAGCAGCACCAAAAACAAGATTTATCTTTGACGATTACAAAACTTATGATATGCAGACAGTTGCTGATTGCTTACATCATTTTAGTTTTAAGCCATTAGCAAAAGGTGAAAATAAAATATTATTAGAAAATTAATGCCAGTCTTAGATCCGTATAACGCACAAGAAATTATAAAACATATAAATAAAAAAATTGTTTCTATTAAAGACCATATATGCTATGGGGTGGACACAATAGAAAAACTGCAGTATGCTAGAGGGAAACTCAGTTCCCTAGAGGAGCTGCTTCAGGACGTAAAAGACGACCTGCAAACGGAGGACAACGATGGTACAAATAATCAAACCTAAGTCAAACCCACAATCAAGTGGCGAGACACAGGCTGATAAAATTCCCACAGATCCCGAAGGTATCAAGAAATATCTTGAGGTTATTCCTGAGCCCGTAGGCTACAGGATGCTAGTACGTCCATATCAACCTGCTGAAAAAACAAAAGGTGGAGTTATTCTTGCCGATACGACAAGAGAAACTATACAAATGACCACTGTAGTTGGATTAGTAGTTAAAATGGGAGATCTTTGTTTTCAAGACAAAGAAAAATTCCCAACTGGGCCTTGGTGTAAAAAAGGACAGTTCGTTGTATATGGAAGATACTCAGGCTCAAGATTTCAAACTAAATATGGTGAACACCGTATTTTGAATGA